TTCGGCATACCAACGTTTTAACAGTCCAGGAATAATACCTTCCTTCTCGTAAGTGAAGATTGTGCCATTAGCACTAAGCATCCAAGGTTGATTGCTTTCAAATATAAGTCTATATACTTCTGCAGCACTGACTATATCGCTATCTCCATTTTCCCAGTCGATAGTAATGTCTGTACCAATTTCTTGATTCATTACAGCTTCGTATTCGTCAGTACCAAACTTACCTTCCCAAGCGGCCGCAAAACTTTTGCCTTTGGCAATCTGTGCTTCGATGTATTCTTCGGTTTTAGTCTGACGTAATTGTCCAATAATAGTTTCTGGACCCATGTTCAAAGCACGAATAGTTGACGGATACAGACTGTTAATATCTAATGAACCGATCCAGTCTTGAATACCTTCTTTAGGATATGCAACATACGCACCAGCCGCACCTTCATTGTCTTCACGTTCACTCATCTTAGTACGATTAGGAACTTGGAAACCTCTACGATGTGCTTCGTTAATAATAGCCTGCTCAGTTACAGCAACAGCGCCCATTGTAGTCTGTAGCAATACTGTATTTTCATGTGCCAGCGTATTGGCAAGATCCATGAACTTTAACTTCTTGTCTAAGTCGTCAAGTAGTTTACAGTCATTAATGTTATATTCAACAAATGTTTTAAAATCATTGTTGTATAATTGGTCTAGTGTACCTTCATATTGTGTTTTACGTTTACCTAGCTCGTACTCTGCAATCGCATCAAGTCTATAACTGTGGCGTTCTTCATACGTATACTTACGGTACAACTCAAGATAGTCTAAATGAACGCGACCAATATAGTCATAGGTTACACTATCACGACCAAACTTTTCATATTCACGTTTCTTTGGAAATTGATCAAACAAACAAAAACGTCTTGTATCTTCTTTAGATAATACCTTTGTTACTCTATTTGTAGTATAAGGTACGTCAAAGCCTTCTGAGTTCCAACCACTTAAAATATCTGCATCTTTGATTAAGTCTAAGAACATGTCCAACAAATCTGCTTCGTTATCAAACAAATATGTGTTAGGAAAGTCTTTGACCATTTCCTTAGCATCTTCCATCTTAAGTTTCTTAGGAGGAATAGCCAAACATACCATGGTCTCAAGCCATTGTAGGTAGACAGCAATCGCAGTAATTGGCATGAACGCATCGTCTGGACTTGCATAGCCACGTTCTGGATCAAAGTCTACCTCAATATCGAAAAATGCTACATTTAATTTTGGAGCATCTTGATTTAGATAGTGTTCGCTTAGTGTTACAAAGATTGGGTTAATGTCTGATTCAAACATTTCCTTGCCACTGTTAATGGCTTGTTCTTTGCGTAGTTCTTTTGTGTTCTTACAGACAATGCGTGTGAGTGCATCACCGTAAATTGATTGGAATTTGCCGCGTGGGTCTTTTACATAGAACGTGTGTTTGACAGGTATGTCACGGAACTCACGCTCACCTTTCTTATTGCGTTCAACCACTTTAACGATATCGTTCTCGCGGTCAAACCATGCATCTACATAGCTCATTGTTACTCTCCGATGTCAATTGAGGCTGACAAATACCTTCATGCGACTTATGGCTCGCGAACCTTTCTTAACAATATTTATTAGATACGTTTAGTGATATCCAAAATTGCTTCAATTTCTTCCCAGTCTTCGTTATAAGCCTGCCAGTCGCCTTTATGTGCGATTGCTTTGTTAATAACGCTTGGTTTGATTTGTAATTCTTCTGCTACAGCCTTAACTGTTTCTTTTAAGCCTTCTTGTAAGTCTTCAACTTCACGTAGTACTGTACTACCTTCCGAAATTAAACGCTCTAGTTTTGCCTTTTCTTCTGCACCGTATGAACGACCTGACATATAAATCTCCTATATACATTGCCTATTATATACTACTTATTTTAAAAACTCAACCTTTAGAGGTGGAAATGGCAGAAATTAATCTGCCATTTTATTGATTAACCGCGAGCGATTCTTAACCAACGTGCTAGTTCATCTTCCGATTCTTTAACATTAGCTGGGTTTGATGCAGCCCCTGCACCACCGCCATCTTTGTAAACTTTCAATGTTGGATCTGGAATAGCTACACCCTTGTTATCAACGGTAGTGCCAGCTGGAATTTTTGGTACTAATACCTGGGTGCCTGCTGGGCTAGTTGTTCCTGCCGGAGCCGCCTGAACAGGAGTTGCTGTTGTAGTTCCTGTTGGAGTTCCTTCTTGCCCTTTAGCTGGAACCTTTGTAGAGGCAAATTTCTGAGCTTGCGCGATTGCATCTCTAGCCGGTTGTACGTGACTGAGGATATCTTTACTTACAGGACTACCATCATCTTCGGTGTCATTGAATCCTTGTAGTATAGCGTTCATTTTATCAATGATACCTTGCTGTTCTGGAGTCAACCCTCTTTCTTTTGTGGCTTCTGGCTTAGTTGCGTCTGCTGGCACGTTTGCTGTTGCATCGGCTGGTTCACCTTGTACTGGAGTTTGTGTACCGCCACCTCCTGTTGTAGGTGTAGGAGTCTGGCCACTTGCGGCATCTAGTGCCAATCCTGTACCTAGTCCTGCGGCGCCAACTGCTAAACCTGTTTTAACTGGATTATTTTTAATCGCTTGTCCAACTTTATTGGCAGTTTTTGCCCCTGGAGCAAATCCTGCCATTTTACCTCCAATTTTTTTACCTGCCGCATCCACTGTTCCTGCGGCGTTGCGCATTTGTTTTGCGGCTTGACCACTTAAACCGCCTGCAAAGTTTGATCCGATATTTTTAATACCATTCCACGCACCTTTGGCGTAGTCAAGCAATCCTTCGTCGACTACTACTTCACCGTCTTTTACACTTTCCCAAATAACATCTAATGTTAAACGGTCTGTTACTATATTGCCGTGTGTGTCGTAGACATTAGATTCTGTATCAAAGTAATATTCTGAATCTAATGATTCTGCGATTCGGGCTTTAGTTTCGATTAGTTCTAAACGTTGTTGTAGTGTGCGGATATCTTCCGATACTGTACTAGATTCTTTAATACCTGCCTTACCGTATGTTTGCGGTCCTGGCATACCATCCGGTGTCAACCCATTCTTAGCTTGCCATGCTTTTAATTTTTCTGCTGTCTCTGGGCCCATTTTTCCATCTGGATTAGCACCAATCAGTTTTTGTAATTTGGCATCTACTCCGGGAGCAGGCATAGCTCCTTGTTGCTTACCGTGCTCGTAGTCCCTATACATGTTGGCAGCATCTAATCCAAGACTTGCCGCTGTGCCTACTCCTGGAACAAGACCAGCTAGACCGCTTAGTCCTGAAATACCAGCACCCATGTAATCGCCTTTCTTATAGCGATCATAAGCATCTGCCGCATTGAACGCTAGCCCTGCTCCGGGAATAGCTTTGCCTAACATACTACCAAGACCCTTAGTCGCCGCATAAGTTCCTGCACCCACTGCGGCCTTTTGCGCTAATGATGCGCCAGCATCGGCACCTGCTGATAGTTCTACTAATTGTTTAGACTCGTTTAATTGATAGCCAAAACTTTCTGATAAGGTACGTGCAATGCTTTCTTTTGCCATTAATTGTTTTACTGCATCTGTGCCGCCGGCAGCTAAAGCACCGATACCAGAACCTGGTAGACCACCTAATGCTCTACCACCTACTGCGCCTGCTCCTGTAGCTGTTGCTAATTCGCCCCAATTAAACGGCTTTCCTGTCTTAGGATCAACCTTAGGTGGTGTTGGAGGAATTGGTTTTGGAGGAATTGGTTTTGGAGGAACCGGCTCTGGCTCACCGCCTTGTTTTAGACTAGCTGTCAACTGCTGTGTTAATTTATCCAAATCCATCATGTTCTGCATGTACTGATGCTCTGCATCTGTAGCCGCTTGAGATACTTGTTGAGTAGTTGGTGCTGTAGAAACAGGTTGTTCTTGTTTTCTATTTCTACCAAACAAATATCCACCTGCGGCTCCTAGTGCTAATGGAACTAATGGTAGAAATTCATCTAATTGTTGCTCGCTTCTGCCTTCTTCAATGGCATCGAGTTTAGTCATTATGTCTCTTAAGTTCATGTTGTCGTCCTCTTATTCTTTTGGTACACAGTTAGGGACCGTGCGTCCATTCTTCTTTTTGGTACCTACTGGTTTATAACCGTCCCAGCAAGGATTTGAATTCTTTAGTGAGCGTTTTTTAGCATTGGCTTCTTTGATAGGATTGTTTTCGCCAATATGTTTAGGTATATTAGCAGTTCTGCGACCACCTTGTTTGCGAATACGTGCAAGTTCGTCTATACCATGACGAATTTGTTCCATATTCATCGCTAACTCTGGAAACTGACGAGTGATATTTTCCCAAGTTAGCAAATCGTTTGTTTGTGCTCTTTCGGATAAATCTTTTAATTGACCACGTGCTCGCATTATACGTGCTTCAATACTAGCAGGATTTACACCTTGATGACTATGAATAGTGCTAGCCGCTGGATTTTCTTTATCAAAATCTAATGGAGTTTCGTCTACAACGTAATTACCCATACCTGGGCCGCCAGTAGGATTAAATCCCATGCTATGACCAGGAACTTCGTTTTCTTTAACTTTCTTTTTCTTACCTTTCATGGCATTACTTAACAATGCAGTGCCTTTATCTTTCTTATTAAATTCTTTAGCAACTGAAGTTTTTATACCAACCTTTTTAGCAAATTCTGGATCATGTGCGGCCGCTGCCATTGTACGAGCTTGTTTTTCACTCTTACTTTTTTCATTCACTACTTCTTCGCTATAATTTTTATATAAACTGCTATCAATTGACTGCAATGCTTTACGTTTCGCGATTTTTTCAAGAGGATCTTGTTTACCTTCTTTCATTAATACACGTTCGGCAATTTTACCTGCATATTGATTAATCAACTGGCGCTTACTTGTTTGATTTTCTTGAAATTCTTGCTCAACATCGTGGAAGTATTTGCCCAATCCATTGGTAGTACTAACAGTTACTCTTGGTTTGCTTTCTTGTTTTTGATAGTGTTGCATTGCCATCTGAACTGGTAGGCTAACTGCGTGAGGACTTTTGCCTTCATTGAGTATTTTAACATCATTCTTTTTAACAATAGATAAAAACTTATCTAAGCTGTTTTCTTGCATAGTTGCCATTACTTTGGCTGTTTCTTCATCGCTCAAAGGAGTTGTCGTAACTTGAGGTTCTTTAACTTGATTTTTTGGATCTAATTGTCTTAACAACTGTTGGATAACTTTGCCTTGATCTTGTTTAATAGCGGCTATGTACCCTGGACTTTTAACAGTGGTGCCCATAATCGCACCCTTCTCTTTAGTATCGATCCCCGGCAAATCGTAATATTTTGATCCGTCGGTTGGGTCTGTTTCAAGATAAGGAGCAAGTAATTTTTGTTGAGCTGGTGTAAGACCTGATGGCGAGGGTGGAGTAGTGGCTGCGCCATACATAGCGGCTTCGTCGACTACTCGAAGAAACTGAGACATCTCATTAGCGCCAGCTACAGGCTTTGAAGATGCCCTGTCCATCGCCTGTAGTATGCGCTTCATGTCCATTGGATTATCCCAATAAGCGTTGTGTTAATTGACGAATGCGATCAATTTCAGTAGATTCGTTAATAGATTCCTTGAATGGATGTCCTGCTTTAGCGGCTGCCTTAGCACGTGACCCCCATACTTCGTCTTTAGGACTTTCTACTTTACCATCGCCATCATAATCTTTATCAGCTTTTTGTGCAACTGCTTTCTTTTTTTCTTCGATGTAGCTAGTAACTTCTTTAATGTTCTTCCACATAGCGGCAGCGGCTACTTTCTCGCCTTTTTCTTTGCTACCATATTTCTCAGCGGCCTTAGCGGCTACTTTCTTGAAACCTTTACCTGGCTTGCCAATGTCTTCACCTGCTTTGGCTTTCTTGACTGTAGCAGTTTTCTTAGCGGCGCTTAATCCTGCACTTGGAGCACTTTCGTCATACTTGTCGTCCTTGGCCGCACGAGTCATAACCCTTTTACCTTCAGCCATTGTATAACTACCGGGGCACTCGTACATCATACCATTGTTAATGTGTGGATGACTGTGATAGCATTCACCCATTTCACCATGGGCAATCGTGCCACCGTGATTTTCGCAGGCATCTTTGTGATGCATGGCTAGTTCAAGATGTCCACTCTTGTGATGTTTAGAATATTCACAAGCATGATGATGAGCTTTATCTGCGGCACTCATACCACTTTCATTCATTTTCTTTTTGTCTTTAAGAGCTTTTTTCATTGGCTCTTTTCTGTTACCATCTTTGTCAAAATCTAAAAAGTCTGGTTTTTTACCTTTAGCTTCATAGACTCCTTGACCAAACATATTTTCGTCTAAGTCTTCGTCATCTTCTTTTTTCTTTTGCTTAGGAGCGTTCGGATCAACTTTCTTCCCACCGACAACTTTAGTTATAGAACCTGGATATTTCTTCTCCCATTCTTTACTATCTTTTTCTTGTGCTTTGTCTGCATCTCTCATGTGCTTCTTTTCAGCACTTGACTGCGCTTTAGCATGGCTCTTAGGAGGACTTGGAGGTGCTTTGTACTCTTCGTCATCGTAGTCGCCTTTTTCATGCTTTAGACCTTTTTCTGTCTTAGTAACTGTACCCCCACGTTTGGTCTTATAACTGTCGCCAACACGTGATTTGTCCGTAAATTCTTCATCTACTTCGGATTCTGGACTCATCTCGCCGTCTTGATTGTCCATACGGCGATGTGCGGCTTTAGTAGCACGTACTAAGCGTTTGTATTTTTCAACTTTAGCCATTGCTGTTGGATGCGGAGTCATACCTGGTACATGTACTACACCAGTACCTCCGCACTCTTCACACGGTTGCTCTCCGCCGTTCAATGGACCTTCCATTACTTTTTTCTTTTCAGCGTGAACCTTTTTAAGTTCTTTAACTTTAGATTTAGCCTCCATCAACCAATTTGAAAGCACTCGACGCTTGCCTTCGCTTAGTTCTGGGGAATTCAAGGCTTCACCGTATTCGCCGATTTTCTTTTCATAAGCCATGTAGTGATAGACACTGGCAATGTTGGTAGCGGCCATAGTAATCTTAGCCTGTACCCATGCTTCCAGTTCTTCATCGTCTTCGATGTGTTCTTGTAAGCTGGTTGCATAGTTGGCTAATTTGATTAGCTCTTGTTTAGCCATTGCTCCTTCTTGGTCACCGTGGCTAATTTCTGCTCCCATTTCCTGTTCTGCGCCCATTTCTGGGTCCATATTGTCTAATTCTGATGGCATGAGTATACTCCGTTATCTTTATATATTTAGCGTCTTTTGATAACAGACGCTTTCTTCTTAGGGCCCCCGAATAGGCTAGAACCTTTAATATCTAGACCGTTAACTGCGGTTCCCATCTTAGTTTTTGGTTGTACTACTTTAGGCTGTGGTGGCGCTTTTGTACCACTTTTACCAGGACTACCTATATAACTTTTCTTACCACGGGCTTTTCCTGGACTAAGCTGGGGAGCATCTACAGTACCGATATTAGCGGCCATTGTGGCTCCTGCTGTAGCTGATTCTCTAATACCAGCACCATTGGCTTTTTGAACAGCTTGGTAAAATGCCTTGGCTTGTTCTTCGGTA